ACCGATGTTGCCGGAAGATTTAGCCAAACGTAAAACCTATTATGCCGCTGGCGATTTAGCCATTACCGATAACAAACGATCTGCTTTTACGGTGCTAGGTGTAGGGGGAATGGATGCCGAAGGTATTCTGCATCTTGAAGAAGTCAGGCGTGGTCGATGGGATTCTTTAGAAATCAGTGATGAAATCTTTAGTGTCGCTAAACGGTATCAAATCGATACGTTTAGGTTAGAGTCTGAAAATATTCAACGTTCTATCGGTCCATTCCTTTTTAAGCGTATGCACGATGAACAGAACTACATCAACATCGATGCAAAATCTCCCACTAAAGACAAATTAGCCAGAGCGCAAAGTATTCGCGCAAGAATGCGTGCCGGTAAAGTGCGTTTTAATAAACAGGCTGAGTGGTATCCCGATTTTGAAGAAGAATTATTGCATTTTCCTAAGTGGCCTTACAAAGATCAGGTCGATATGTTCGCTTGGTTAGGCTTGATGCTCGATGAAATGATTGAAGCACCCACAGAAGAAGAATGGGACGAAGATTTGTACGATCAAGAAATGGATGATTTTGACCAAGAAGGCATTTGCATGACTACAGGCTATTAATCAATGGATATTCAAGCACTTTATAACTCGAAAAATATTGCTAAAGATTTAAAAGAGGACGTATTAACCGGCATTGGTCATAAATGCCTACAAGACTTGCACCAGGATTTAATCTCACGTCAACCGTGGGAAGTCAAAATGTCGGAAGCGATGAAAATTGCTATCCAGTTAGCAGAGAAAAAAAATACACCTTGGCCCAATGCGTCTAACGTCAAGTTTCCGTTATTGTCGATTGCCTGTATTCAATTCTCTTCACGGGTATTTCCGCAATTATTCGCCACGCCACGTCCGGTTAAGATGCGTGTTGTCGGTGATGATCCAAAGTCTGAGAAACATAATCGAGCGGCGCGTGTTTCCGAGCACATGAGTTATCAATGTTTGGAACAGGATGAAGATTGGGTCGGTGAACACGATAAATTGTGCATCACTCTCCCGATTATGGGGTCAAGTTTCGTTAAATCATTTTATGATGGTGTCGTTAAGAGCACGCATGTTCATGCGAAAGATTTGGTGGTCAATTATTATGCCACTTCTTTAGAAACCTGCTCACGGTACACGCATATTATTCCAATGTACCGCAATGAAATTATCGAGAAACAACGTAGAAAGATTTATCTCGATCATAACTTGCAAGTTAACAAACGTGAGAAACGGGAATTCCAACAAACATCCGATGATTTCCAGGGTTTAACCGAACCCTTAGATGATGAAGATGCCCCGATTGACTTCTACGAGCAATATTGTTGGCTTGATCTGGATGATGATGGTTATAAAGAACCTTATACCGTTATTTTTGATGATGCCGGTCAGGTTTTTAGAATCTTGAATCGGTTCGCTGAGATCGAACAAGATGATACTCAAATCTTGAAGATTACCGCAAAGCATTACTTCACCAAATATACTTTTATCCCTTCGCCCGATGGTGGGTTTTATGACATGGGCTTTGGTTCGCTCATTACGCCCATTAATGAAACCGTGAATACCCTGTTGAATCAGTTGATCGATGCGGGCACGCTTTCTAATCGGCAAGGTGGTTTTGTTGGTCGAGGGGCCAGGATTAAAGGCGGTTCCCTGAAATTCAAGATGGGTGAATTCTTACGTGTCGATGCAACCGGCGACGACATTAAAAAGAATATCTTTCAGATGCCGTTTAAAGAACCCTCACACACGTTGTTTTCGTTACTGCAATACCTTGTCGAATATGGGGAACGGCTATCGTCTGTTTCCGACATGATGGTAGGCAAGACACCAGGACAGAACACCCCCGCTACTACGTCTATGGCGGCGTTAGAAGAAGGTATGAAGGTCATTACGGCCATTTACCAGCGTATCTACCGTTCGTTAAAGAAAGAGTATCAAAAGCGTTACATGCTCAATCAGGAATACCTGGACCCACAGGAATATTACATTATTGAAGATAACCAAAAAGCGATCTTTGCAAATGATTATATGGGCGATCCGACCGATATTCGCCCGTCAGCCGATCCGAATATGAGTAGTGACGTTCAGCGGTTAACTCGTTTGGAAGCGATTACACAACGCGCCATGCAAACCCCTGGTTACAACATGGCGGCATTAGAGCGACGTTTCTTGGAACAGTTAAATGTTGAAGGTATAGACGAAATCTTTCCCTTGGATAAGAACGGTCAACCAGCGATTCAGCCTGGTCCCGATCCTAAGATTGAAATCGAATCCCATAAATTTCAAGCCGATCAGCTATATCGCAAACAAGAATTACAAATCAAGAGCATCTTGGCAGATTCCGACATGGCGACCAAAGAAACACAGGCCATTCTCAATCTTGCTAAAGCAGAAAGCCTAGGCAATCGAGATGAAATCGAAGGTTATAAAGCCTTATTAGCACAATTGGTCGCCCACAGGGAGGGCATGAGAGATGACATTGAGCAAAGACGATCTGGTGCGATGGAAAACGGACCCAGTGACAAAGGAGGTAATGAAGTATCTGAAACACTTCAATAGTGAGCTGGCGAAACGTCATGAACAACATTTCACAGATAGCATTAGAACGAGTGACGAGGAATTTTATCGGGATTCTGAAAGGTATCAAACGATAGAAGATTTAGTCAATTTAGAAATTGAGGATATCGAGGAATTTTATGATCAGACCAGTGTGGGGCAGATTAGTAGTCAAGCCGATTGATATAACCGAAACAGACGAAATGCTGAAAAGTGCTAAGGCTGTCGGTTTTATCCTTCCTAGTGATAACAAAAACGACCGAATTCAACAAGCACAAATCGAAGGTGAATTGATTGCTGTTGGTGGTAATTGTTTTGATGATTGGCGCGATCCGATTCCACATGTAGGGGATCGTGTTATCTACGATAAATTTTCAGGATTCATTAAGGATATCGATGGTCAAGATTATCGAATCATTTCTGATACAGATATTTTAGCAATCGTTTAGGAGATATGAGATGGAATTAGAAACTATGAATGATAGTGAATTACTATCAGAAGCTATGAAGCAGGGTTTTAATCCTGATTATGATGGTGACAATAAAAAATCACCAAAAGAGTTTTTAGATGTGGCTTATAACCACAACAAAATGCTCAAAGAACGTAACGATAAACTGTCTTATCAAGTCGATGATTTAAGCAAAAAGTTAAATCGTGTTGTTGAATTTCAATCTGAAATGAAGCAAAAAGCGGTGGATGCTGCTGTTAAACAACTTCAAGCAGAGAAGAAAGAAGCGATTTCCGAGGGAGATCACACCAAAGTTAATGAAATAGATGAACAATTAGCTAAACAAACGGTTGCAATTAATCAAAGCAATATTATACTTGACACATGGATAAATCGTAACTCTTGGTATACGAGTGATGACGACTTAGCCATTGAAGCAGATATTATTGCAAGACAGTTGCAAGATACCGGACGCTTTAAAGCCAATGATACAGATTATGAAAAGTTATTAAGCCAAGTCGAAATAAGAGTTAAAAGACTCTTCCCAGATAAATTCAAGAATCCCAAGAAAGACAATCCTCCCGAAGTTGAAACGGGACGTTCATCACCTCAAAGACAATCTTCACATACGTTTGCCGAACTTCCCGCAGATGCTAAACGTGCGTGTGAGGCTTTTGTTAATGATGGTGTGATGACTAAAGAACAATACCTTGAAATTTACGAGTGGGATTGATCATGGCTAAAGAACTTAGACAGACAAAAAAACGTATTCCAGCCGGTATGCCAAGACAGAAGTTAAAAGTTGACGGCATTGCTGAAAATAAGCGCGGTTATTGGGCGAAGGAAGAACAGTTCCAAGAGCTGCAAGATGCCGGTTATACCTTCACCAAAAACAGTGATGATTTAACCATTGGTGAAGATGGATATATCAATAAAAGTTCGATCATTTCTCGCCCTGCTTCCCGTAGTGACGATACAAAATTGTATCTGATGGAAATCGATAAAGAATTCTACGCAGAAAATCAACATATCAAACAAGATCGAATTAAAGAAACCGAAGCGCAAATCTTCAACCGTGAAGACACACCCACGACTTATGCGGTTAAGGGTAATAAACGCATTTCTGAAAATATAGGAGCTTAACATGGCTAATCAAGATACACCTTTCGGTTTGCGCCCTATCCGTCATCGTAACGGCGCAGCTTACAACGGTGCAGTAAATCCTTATTACATCAATTCAACTTACGCAACAGCACTGTTTATAGGCGACCCCGTTGTTAAAGTGGCCGGTGGTTCTAATGCCGCCAATGTTTCCGCTGCTGGTATGGGTGATTTCAATATTGGTACTTTGCCTGAAATTGAAAAAGCAGCAGCAGGTGATACCGTTCGCATTACAGGTGTTATTGTTGGTTTCTCCACTTTACCGACCGATCTAAGTAAACAATACAATCCAGCCAGCACTGAACGGGTTGCATTAGTTTGTGATGATCCCGATATCATTTTTCAAATTCAAGCTGATGGTGCCGTACCAGCCGCAAGCATGGGTTTAAATGCTGTCTTAATCTTCACACATTCAGGTTCGACCGTTTCAGGTTTGTCCGGTGTTGAATTAGATACCACATCAGATGCACCAGCAGCAGACGCATCGAACCAATTGGTAATTTTAAGGGGTGCGAATAATCCCGACAACGACGTAACGCTTACTCATTGCAAAGTCGAAGTCATGATTAATCAGCATACACAGAATCAAGGCACTGTCGGCACATTAGGCATTTAAGGGGTATATGACATGATAACAGGTTCAGGCAATCATCCTAAAGCGCAATGGCCAGGTGTCTATGCATGGTGGGGTTTGGAATATGCAAAACATCGCGATCAAACGATGGATTTATTTGATGCCAAGACTTCAACTAAGGCGTATGAAGAAATGGTGCAAAGTACATCCTTCGGTTTGGCCCAGGTCAAAGCACAAGGCAGTTCGATAACCTATGACTCGCATCAACAGGGTTATGTCACAAGAGCGATCCATGTCGTTTATGGTTTGGGTTATGTCGTAACAGAAGAAGAGCTAGAAGATGATTTATATACCGAAGTATCACGCGGTCGAGTCTCTTCTTTGGCTTTTTCAATGTTTACGACCGATCAAATTACAGGTTCTAATGTCTACAATCGTGCGGGTAATAATGCTTTTGTTTATGGTGATGGTAAAGAGCTAATTGCTACCGATCATCCTAATTCAACGGGGGGAACTTTCTCTAATGAATTAAATCCAGGCGCGGCGTTATCTGAAACAGCACTGGAAGACATGATCATTCAAATTGGTCTAGCTAAAAACGACAAAGGCTTACAAATCGCCCTACAAGGGCAATCTCTCATTATTCCCGTTAATCTGCAATTTGAAGCCGAACGTATTATTAAATCGTCTTTGCAGAATGATACGGCCAATAATGCGGTGAATGCCATTCGGTCAATGGGTTTACTGCCAGGTGGTATCAAGGTGAATAACTATTTCACTGATACTAACAATTGGTTCATTCGTACCAATGTTCCTTCTGGTGGTATGTGCAAATTCAGTCGTCGGGCTATGCGGTTTGAAAAAGACAATGACTTTGACACTGGCAATGCTAAGGCTAAAGCGACTTATCGTAATAGCTACACAGTGGCCGATCCACGTGCATTGTACGGTTCTTTGCCAGCTTAAAAAGTATGGGTAACAGGCGTGACGAACCTGTTATTAAATATTCCTTCGATATGGATGCCCTATTTTTACTATGAGACTTCTTAACAGACCGTAATCGGTTCATAGGGGAATAAAATGTTATCAAATTATCCAAATGGTTTTAATGGTGGCGTTACGATTCGTGGTGTGCCTTTA